CTCCCGCTCCTGCCATGACGGCAGCGGAAATCTTCAAGCAGGTTCAGGCGGCGCAGCGTGCGGCGGGTCCGTCGTCCGCGGTCTCTGTATCGGGAGCCCCAGCGGCGCAGATCACTGCAGTGGCCCCTGTCACTCGGACGAAGGTGGACGCGGCGGCCAATTTGCCGAAGGTGGATTTGACTCCGACGGTGCCGACGCCTATTGCGCGGCCTCGCACGATGGCCTCCACCCCGACGCCTATGCCGGGCCCGGGGGTGTTTAATACCCCGGTTTCGTCAAGGCCGTATACGCCGATCACCTCTGGTCAGCCGTTGTTCACGGGCAGGGATATCCGGGTCGTGAACCCGTCGATTCCCATGGTGGACGCGTACAACCCTGAGGCGACGCAGCGTCGTCAGCAGGAGGCGATGGATACCGGGAATTACTTTGCGAGGTCACCGCGTCCGCAGACGGGGGCGTTGCCCGGGACCGTGGGCCTTGGGTATGACCCGTTGTCCGCGTTCCGAGGACCAACGGCCGCGGATCTTTTGAATTACAACCCCAACCTGTCCCCGGTGATGTTGGGTGGAATGGGGAATGCGGGGATGATGGTTGACCGCCTGGGCAATCGGATTTATGCCCCTGGCACTCCTGGCTTGCGCTCGTTTGCCGAGGGCGGCGAGGTGGAGTCGGGCGAGGATGAGTCGGAGTCTTCTGCGATGCTTAAGCAGTTGGACTCGTCTAGCCAGATGCCGGATCGGATCTCTAAAAAGAGGGTTATGGCAGGCGGTACGGGCGGGATGGAGATGTCCAAAGAGATGGGCGGCAACCTTGCTGACATGTCCGCGTCCAAGGGGTTTGAGCCTAAGGAGCCTAAGTCTGCTCAGGCGGAGTTGGAGCTTTTGGCAAGGCAGTACAAGATTAAGCAGCGCAAGATTGCGGATGCGTCCAAGGGCCTGGGCAAGAACACCTTTGGAAAGCCGACTTTGGAGAAGCCCTCGCTGACCACTGGGGAGTTTGACGTCCGTCGGTTCCAGAAGGGCGGGGAGGCGAAGAAGTCTGACGAGGGGAAAGGAAGCGACGTTCCTCCCGACATGAGCACGTTTGCGAAGACGATGGACTTTATCGCGCAACGCTTGCCGGCGAACGTCCCGTATACCCCGGGGCGTGTGCTGCTGCAGACGGTGCAGGGCCGGAAGGATCCGATCACGGAGAAGGACTTCAGAGCGGATGAGCTTGAGGCGCTTCGTCGCTTGATCGTTGACAAGGGCCGTCCTACTGGATCGATTGGGTACGCGGATTACAACAAAGAAAAGGCAATAGACGAGGACTTGCCAGGGGATGTGAATCGAGTACTCCACACCTTGGGCAAGTTTCGCTATGGACGGGATTCTGAAGGCAACTTGGTTGTTCGGGACACCTACGACTTTAACCCTGCTAAGAGTCCTGCGCAGACGCAAGAGGGTCGGGCGCGAAACGTTATCCTTGGCGGCCCGTACAACATTGTTCGTTCATACGCTGGCGAGAGGGTGCCCCCGGGTTACGGCCGTGACGTACGAATCAACCTTGGCGGGGGTCGGCCTCCGGGCTATGCCGAAGGCGGCGAGGTCGAGGAAAAGGATTTGTCGGGGCCGATCACCACGCCGCTGCAGTTCAACAAGAAGCAAAAACGTGGACGGGTCAGCGAAGCGCTGAACGACCCGTCGGCCGGCGCGTATGCGAACATGGCCCGTGGCGCGAGCGAGTTGCCCTACGACATCGCGGGTGCGCCCGTGGACATCGCTACGATGCTCATGCGCCCTGCTGGTTACTCGGTTGACAAGCCGGTCATGGGCAGCGACTGGATCAAACAGAAGATGACCGGGGCGGGTGTGCGCCCTGAGCCTCCTTCGGACTCCGTGGACAAGGGGTTTTATACGGCCGGTGAGCTTCTGTCGAACCTGACCAATCCGGCTGGGGTCGTGCGCTCAGGCGTGAAGGGTGCCACCACGGCGGCCAACATGCTGGAAGACGTGACCGTGGGCAACGTACAACGGGCCAAGGTACGTCAGGCGGGCAAGAAGGCGGAGGCAACTCCAGACACCGCGTATGATCCGCTGCGCCAGCGCATGGAAGAGCAGGGCCTGCTGTCGTATGCCGTTCGTCCGGAGAACACGCTTCTAGACATTCGGGATGTCTCAAAAAACGGGTACACAAACAGCAATCCAATCAAGCAGTTGCTGGACAAGGGCAGGGGACTGGCTCACGAAGCGGGGGAATTTGACGGACCTCCTGTAGACCCCCAGCTAAAAGAAGCTGTCGTCAACTTCTGGTCCACTAAAGCGCCCAACTATTTCCAACGTCAGTTTGGCACCGAAAGTGATCCCATTTTTAAGGGCATAGCATCTAAAAAGATTAAGTCCCCCATTTTGGAGAAACACTATCCTGACTATGTCCTAGACCAGCTTTCTGTTGGCAAGACGAGAGTTAACGAGGAAACTGGGGAAACTAGATTTTTCCCGAAGTACCCAAGAGCAATGGATGACCTTCGTGAAAGGTACGATAGGCAGACCGGGATTGAAGGGTATTTACTTGGAAAGAATACGCAAGATCTTACCTCCCCTGACTATGAGTACAGTCTTAGTCGTGCGGGGGTACAAGCTCGTACTGAAATCCGAGACAAGGTCGCCGATGCAATGCTTGCGCAGGGAACTCCTGCCAGTCAGCTAAACCAACAAATTCAACTTCTTACTCGTTCTCAAAAAACCCCGGATCGAATGCCAGAGGTTTACGCTAGCGCGGGGAAACGGCTTTTGGAAGAATATGAACAGGCAACAGGCCGGCGTCTGGGGGGTTTCCCGACGAAGGAAGACCTTGTTCCTAACCCGGAAGCACTGCCACAAAGCATAAAAACGGGGTTTGATCGCGGAGAGGTCATCTATGCCGCAGACCTTAGTGATCCCACACTTAAAAAACTTTTTGATCCTGAGTATATTAACGAGTATCTGTTTTCGTTAAACCCCAGAGAGGTTGGCAAAATCCGGTTTGAGGATGCAATTAAAGGAGCCGCTCAGGTCTCTGCTAAAAAGATGGAGCGTGAAACCCTAGTTGCAGACATCCGGGCTGGAAAACCAGTGAATGATAAATTCTTTAGCGAGGGGGTAAGTAAGCCATTAGTCAACTTTGAACAAGGCCCATTTGCTGGATTTGCTTGGAAACAGATTACAAATCCGGAGTCAACTGTTCCTGAGGGGGCTTATGTGGGCCACTCGGTTGGCGGATATGCCAAGGGAGGCTCGTATGGGTCCGAGGCACACAAGGATTTTTTAGCAGGCAAGAGGCAGGTTTATACTCTTCGGGACAGCAGAAATCGGCCAGTTAACACTGTAGAGGTCTTTCAGAAGGAAGATGGGCCAGTTGTCACCCAAATCAAAGGCAACGGTCGCGCCACAGGGAACACAGCCCCGACAAAATACGACACCGCCGTATTGCAGTTCCTGCGGGACTACCTCAAGCCTGCGAGAATTCAAGAAGACGACAACTTCTTGACCCCCTTGCTGCAGGCGTATAAAAACCAAGTTAATCAGTAGCAGGAACTGTAATGCCCATCGACAAAGCCCTGAACCAAGCCCCGACAATGGACATCGTTGTGGGGCTTCCCGAGCCTGCAATGGACATTGAGGTCGTCATCGAAGACGACGGGGGTGCGACTGTCGAGATCGGCAGTGATGACAGCAAAGAGGTGGACTTCTACGCCAACCTTGCCGAGGTCATTGAGCCTGAGGAACTGAGCCGGATCGCCTTGGAGGTGTCCGCTTTGTTCGATGCGGATAAGTCTTCGCGCTCTGACTGGGAGCAGATGTACGCCAAGGGCCTTGATCTGTTGGGCTTGAAGCTTGAAGAGCGCACCAAACCCTTCCGTGGCGCGTCAGGCGTGGCCCATCCGATGCTCACAGAGGCCATTGTGCAGTTCCAGGCCCAGGCATTTAAGGAGCTTTTGCCGGCCGGAGGTCCTGTTCGCACTCAAATCGTGGGCAAGGAGACTGTTGAGAAGTACCAGCAGGCCTCTCGTGTCCAGGATTTCATGAATTACCAGATCACGACGGTGATGGAGGAGTACACACCGGAGTTCGATCAGCTACTTTTCTACACTGGATACGGTGGTTCGACCTTCAAGAAGGTCTATTACGACTACCAACTCGGTCGCATGGTCTCAAAACTGTGCTTGGCCGACGATGTTTACATCCCGTACAACGGTTCGAGCGTGATGAGCCAGTGCGCGCGCATCACTCATCGCATTGCAATGGACTCGAACGACTTCAGAAAGCGAGTTGTAGCGGGCGAGTACCTGGATGTGGACCTCCAGTCGTCCGTAATGCCTGCCGATCCGAGCGAAATCAAGGCCGCGGTGGATAAGGCGGTCGGTGTGCAGCCGACGGATGACGTTGGCGAGGTGTTTTTGCTGGAAATGATGGTCGATTTGGACATTTCCGGCTTCCAGGACTGTGATTCGAGTGGGGAACCGACCGGAATTAAGCTTCCGTACGTCGTTACGATGGCCGAAGACACGCTTCAGGTCGTTGGAATCCGTCGAAACTGGCGCGAAAACAGCAAACTGAAGGTCCGTCGCAATTATTTCGTGCATTACGTGCTGGTGGAGGGCCCTGGCGCGTACGGATTGGGCTTTGTTCACTTGATTGGCGGCCTCTCGAAGGGTGCGACCAGTGCTTTGCGGCAGTTGATTGACTCTGGAACGCTGGCGAACCTTCCCGCAGGCTTCAAGGCCAAGGGTGCGCGTATTGCGGATGACTCGACGCCGATCCAGCCTGGGGAATGGCGCGATATTGACGTCGGTGGAGCGGAGATTTCGGCATCTCTGCTGCCTTTGCCATACAAAGAGCCCAGTCAGGTGCTCATGGGGCTGCTGGGTTTCCTGGTAGACGCTGGAAAGCGCCTTTCCAGCACTGCGGACATGCAGGTTGGGGACGGAAACCAGTACGCACAGGTCGGAACGACTCTGGCGCTGCTGGAGCGGGGCTCGATGGTGATGTCGAGCATCCACAAGCGCCTGCATTATGCGCAGACGCTGGAGTTCCGGCTGCTGTTCGAGGGCTTTGGCATCTTCCTGCCCGACGAGTACCCGTATGAAGTCCCTGGGGCGAGCCGCAAGGTCAAGCGCGCGGACTTCAACGAGATGGTGTCAGTGTTGCCGGTTGCCGACCCCAACATTTTCAGCACTGCGCAGCGTATTCAGCTTGCCCAGATGCAGCTTCAGATGGCCCAGACGGCTCCTAACATGCACAACATGTATGAGGCCTACTACAGGGTGTACGCAGCGCTGAATGTGCGGGATATCGACGGGATTTTGCTGCCGCAGAACACGCAGATGCCCCGTGACCCGGCGTCCGAGAACGCTGACGTGTTGAATAACATGCAGCTTAAGGCGTTCGCGGGCCAGCAGCATGATGCGCACATCGTTACGCACCTGATGATGGGTCTTTCACCCATTCTGCAGGCTAATCCGATGGCTGCGATGACTTTGCAGCGGCACATCCTTGACCATGTGCGGATCAAGGCGGAAGAGGACGTGGAAGCCGATTTGTTTAAGGCCTATGGGGTTGATCCTGACCGCATGATCTCGGCAATTCAGAAGGAAGGCATGGTTGCCCTTCGTATTGCCCAGTACATGAAGGACGTGCGGGACATACAGGATCAATTGATGGGCGGTGGTGGCGAGGATCCGATTGTTGCGCTTAAGCAGCAGGAGCTTCAGCAGCGTGCCCAGGCTGATCAGGCATCTAATCAGATTGACCAGCAGCGTTTGCAGTTGGAGCAGCAAAAGCTGCAGCAGCGCAATACGATTGACCAGCAAAAACTTGCGCTGCAGGCAAACAAGGTTCAACAACTACCTCGTGGAGGTCGCAATGCCGCTTAAAAAGGGATCCAGCCAAAAGACCATTAGCTCCAACATCGGAGAGATGGTCCGTGGGTATAAGGAATCGGGCTCGATTGGCACCAGCAAACCTAAAAGCAAGCAGGCGGCCGTAAAGCAGGCTGCGGCCATTGCTTATGACAAGGCAGGTAAGACCAAAGGCATGTCCAAGGGTGGAAAGGTTCAAGGCCCTGCTATGATCGTCAAAAAGAAGGACGGCAATAGACCTGTGAAGGTATACTGATAACACCCAACGCTTCAGTCGGTGCGTCAACCGACTGCTTTCATGGAATAACCATGCTCGAATTTGCGGAAGCGGTTCTGAAAGAAATCAGAAAGCATCGTCAGCAGGCGCAAGAGATTGTGCTGAGCGGAGGTATTGCCGACATGGAGCGTTATCGCTTCATGATGGGACGCCTTGAGGGTTTTAGCTTGGTCGAAGAGTCCGTGAAAGAGCTTTTAAAGAAAGCGTCTGGGGATGACGACTTCTAACCTGAAAGGACCTATGGAAACCACTGCAATGACGGCTTTGGAGCGTAAGTGGGCGGATGAGGCGGCCAATAAACGGCCTGTCTTGGAA